CTTGAGGAAGAAGGTGGCTTCGGTGTCACAGTCATGCACAACATATCAGAAGATTGGTCTGAGGAAGAAGCAGAGCCGTATTTAGACATACTGAATGGCCTGAACATGGTTCTTACCAACGGCTATGACATGCTTGGTATGTACGGTGCGCTAGGACGTATCGTTAAAGACTATATTGAGAATGATGGTCCTGCGATTGAATTCGAGCCTGACGAAGAATTGCTACAGGCTATCGAAGACCGCAAGGTAGTTCCCTTCAACAAAAAGAAGCTGAACTGATGCATAGTCGTAACCGTTTAAATGCGGATGCCTATGTCACGCCTGACATGGTGGATAAGCCGCCTCATTACAACAACAGCACCATCGAATGCATTGATGCAATGACCGCAATGGCAGAGGGCTGCGATATCCCTAGCCATGAGGCGTACTGTTGGCAGAACTGTTTCAAGTACCTTTGGCGTTGGCCTTACAAGAACGGCCTAGAAGACCTGAAAAAGGCACGTTGGTACTTAGATCGCTTAATCCAAAAAGTAGAGGAAAACCCAGATGATTACTAATGAAGATATCGTGGGCTTTGAATACTTTGATGAGGGTAACGAAAGCCTGCGTGACCCTAACACTTACCTGAATTGTACGCCTCTTACGATGGTTAAGCATTTTGCAAATGTGTACGGGCAGACCCTTAACCATCCTTGGATGAAAGATACAGACAAAGACCTTCTACGTCTTGTTCTGGTCAAAGAGGAATACGCAGAAGTCCTGTCAGCCGTAGAGGCCGAAGACCTACTGAAAGAATTAGCCGACCTTGTGTACGTGACCTACGGGTATGCCGCCACATTCGGTTGGGATTTGGACGAAGCAGTCCGAAGAGTTCATGCGTCCAATATGTCGAAATTGGATGACGACGGTAAGCCCATCTACCGTGAGGATGGGAAGGTACTAAAGGGGCCACACTACGAAGCCCCTGATTTAACAGACTTAGTTTGAGGGAAAAAATGAACAACTATTTACCAACCGATTATCAGGCATTTATTCACACGTCACGTTATGCCCGTTGGCTAGAAGATGAACAGCGTCGTGAAACGTGGGCTGAAACCGTTAACCGTTATATGGACAACATTGTTGAGCCTATTATTGATAGTGGTGAAAACGAAGAGAATTTGAACGTAGCTAACGAGATTGAACAGGCTATTCTGAGCCTAGAAGTAATGCCTTCTATGCGTTCAATGATGACTGCAGGGCCTGCAGCCGCCCGTGATAATACCTGTATGTACAACTGTAGCTATTTGGCTATCGATGATCCGAAAGCTTTTGATGAAGCTATGTTCATCTTGCTTTGTGGCACAGGCGTTGGTTTTAGTTGTGAACGTCAGTACATCAAACATCTACCCGAAATTCCTGAACAGCTATTTGATAGCGAAACTACAATCGTTGTGCGTGATAGCAAAGAAGGTTGGGCAAAGGCCTACCGCCTACTGATCTCTATGCTGTATGCAGGTGAAATTCCTACTTGGGATGTAAGCAAAGTACGTCCTGCAGGCGCACGTCTGAAGACATTTGGTGGACGGGCAAGCGGCCCTGCACCGCTAGTGGATTTGTTCAACTTCACGATTGATACCTTTAAGGTGGCAAAAGGACGTAAACTGTCGTCATATGAGTGCCATAGCCTAATGTGCAAGATCGGTGAGATTGTTGTTGTAGGCGGTGTACGTCGCAGTGCGATGATCAGCCTGTCTAACCTATCAGATGATCGTATGCGTCATGCTAAGTCAGGCGAATGGTGGAAGAATGCACCACACATGGCCTTGGCTAATAACTCTGTAGCCTACACAGAAAAGCCTGATGCTATGTCCTTCCTGCGTGAATGGACTGCCCTAGCAGAAAGCGGATCAGGTGAACGTGGTATCTTCAACCGTCAGGCTGCAACTAAGCAGGCAGCTAAGAATGGGCGGCGTAACCCTAATCGTGAATGGGGGACAAATCCATGTTCTGAAATCCTGCTTGCGGGTCCGAGAATTGACCCAAAAAGCGGCAACCCCATTGTGGGTACTGGGGGCCAATTTTGTAACCTTAGTGAGGTAGTAATCCGTGCTTCAGATGATAAAAAATCTCTTCTACGAAAAGTCCGTTTGGCAACAATTCTGGGAACAGTACAGTCCACGTACACCAAGTTCCCGTACCTGCGAAAAGTGTGGGAACGAAATACAGCCGAAGAACGCTTGTTGGGTGTGTCACTCACGGGCATAATGGACAACACTCTTACCAACGGTAAGGAAGGTGACCTGAACGCATTACTTGAAGAGTTAAAGCAGTGCGCAATCGACACCAACAAAGAATGGGCTGAAAAGCTAGGCATTGAACAATCTGCAGCTATTACTTGCGTGAAACCATCTGGCACGGTTTCTCAGCTTACAGATAGCGCATCAGGTATCCATGCCCGTCACAGCCCGTACTACATCCGTACAGTTCGTGGCGACAATAAAGACCCGCTGACACAGTTCATGATTGATCAAGGTATCCCGAATGAACCAGAAGCATTCAAACCTGATCAAACAACAGTGTTTAGCTTTCCTGTTAAGGCACCAGAAGGTTGTGTAGTCACAGAGGATATGTCTGCGATTGATCAGCTAAACATGTGGTTGGCGTATCAGCGTAATTGGTGCGAACACAAGCCCTCAGTAACGATCAATGTTAAGGCTGATGAATGGATGGAAGTAGGTGCATTCGTGTACGAACACTTCGATGAAATGTCTGGTGTAAGCTTCTTGCCTTACAACGAACATACCTATCAGCAAGCCCCTTATCAGGAATGTGGCAAATCAGACTATGAAGAAATGCTGAAGCTTATGCCTGCTAAAATCGATTGGGCCAAACTAGCAGAGTTTGAAAAAGAGGATGGGACGAAGTCTTCTCAGACTTTCGCCTGTACTGGTGACGTATGCGAGATCGTAGACATCTCAGCTTAAAACAAACACCGTTTGAGGAAGGCTTCCATGCCTTCTTCGACGGGGAACTGGTCTGCGAATACAGACCCAAATCACTTTACTACAAGGAATGGCATCGTGGTTTCAACGTAGCCTACTTTGAGAATAGGAGTCGAAATGTACAAAGAGTTTCAGCGTAACGATTTCGATAAGTTCGATGCAAAAGCCCGTGAAAAAGCCAAGAAGTTTTGGTTTCGTAATGGGTTCTATTGCACAGACAATGAAGATGAATACGGCGTAGATTTAATCTGCAGCAAAGGTGATCGTACCTTTTACTGTGAGGTTGAAGTAAAACGTCCGTGGCATGGTGTTAAGTTTAAATACGACACACTTCATATCCCTGTTCGCAAAGGCAAGTTTCTAAGTAAGCCTACGCAGTTCATGGTTTTTAATAACAGCATGACACACGCAGCCCTCGTAAACAGGCAGGCTGTATTAAGTGCGCCGTGCGTAGAGGTTCCCAATGTGAAAATTCGCTTTGGGGAAAAGTTCTTCGATGTACCGAAGGACAAATTAATCTTCGTCAGTACAATCTAGGAGTTAATATGACTGAAGCAATTCAAAAAGCGTTTGAAGACGCACAAAAACAATCCCTTGAGGCCGTGATGATCCTTGGCCTAAACGAAAAGGGTGGTATCACGATTAATTCTAGCGTTAATAATATTGCAGCAATGCATTGGATGCTAAATCAATCGGTGTTTGATATCTGCGTATTCCAAAGGAATGCGAAGGACGCTGAACAGGAAGAAACTGAAGAGAAATCGGAATAAAAAAGCCCCCAGGCCATTGACCTAGAGGCGTTGATTTCATATACTATAAGTGAACTGGCGGTTTGGTCACTGCCTTTTCAAGTTTAGTAGAAGCCCCCTAGTTTTCTAGGGGGTTTTCTTTTAGGGGAATAGGTTAAGTGCTTTATCTATGACACCTGTAGCAGCATTGTATAACATGCTGTTTGTTTGTTCGTCTTCATCGCCCTCTTCGTCAACACGAACCTCATAACGAATAGTATTGTACGCTGAATTCAAGAACATATCTTTCGCTACAGACAGTCGTGAGGGTTCTGCCTGATTTGCAATCATTTCTACCAGATCAGCAAACTTATTAGGGTCTGCTAAAATAGTTTCAATAATACGATCTTGTTCCTGTTTACCCAGACGTTCCATCGCATCAATTTGTGACGAGGTAAGCCGCCGTGCAGCGGCTGCAGTTGGGTTCATGTAACCGAAAGCAAATAGAATACCTGTAGATACACTATCACGAATTCCCATGTTAGCGGCAGTATCTGATCCTGCACGGGCAACCTTCATACGTGACGCAAGAGATACGTCGCCCATTGATCCTAACGTCATCATCATCGTTGCCCTCATAAATTCATCATTTGGGAACGCTTTAGATACCGCTTCAATCATTCCATTGGCTTCTGGGTTTGTAAGAGTTGCAAGCTTGCCTAGCGCAATATCTTTTTTGTTACCTACACCAACATCTGTAGCAGTCTTAGTCATGTCACGTACCGCACGTAGCAGCATAGACTGTGTTGCCTGTCGTGCGGGGCCTTGCTTGTCGGCAGGAAGCTTATCAATTTCTGCCATTAATTCTGTGATGTAGTTACCTGCATCGGCCCCCATAAGTTCACGGCGAATAGTTTGACTTGGAGTGCTTTGTGCTGCACCTTTTACATTTTTAGACATCAAGCTTGATACGATAGAGTTTTCAGCTTCTACCTTACGGGCTAATGCCATTTCTGCAACTTTGTCTGCTTCTAGCGCACGATCCCCTAGTTCCCCCTGTACCCCAAGAATACGCATCTTAGCGTTATCTAGATCGTTAACTAGGTCCATTGCTTCTAAGTTTTTCAATTCAGTGATGATGCCTTCGAAAGCTTTATCAATCTCTGCAATTGTTTGCTGATCATTATCACGTAAAGCTTTAGCAAGACGATCCGTTTGTTGTGCAACAAATAGGTCAATAAACGGTTTGTTTACTTCACCCCTTGCAAAGTCAGAAGATAGCGCAAAACGAAGCTGTTCCGCTTGCTGCCCTGTTCGATCCCCTAACATATTCGGTGTAATCTCATTTACTGCCGTACTTTCTAGGTCTGGTTGCCCACGGCGACTTCCACCATCGGGTACACGGGTACTGCTTCCTGCATAAGCAGGAGTGTTAGCTGCATCTGAAAGATTACGTGTTGTAATTGCATTCTGGAAACGGCTTTGTGTATCGATGTAAAGATCATCTGCAGCCTTAACCAATTCTGCAGCTTCCCCACCATTACGGGCTACAAAGGCCGCTTGCCCACCTTCTTCTACAGACGTGATATGCTTACGCAAGTTTTGTAGGGCAGTAGATACGTTCCTATTATTGGCAGAACCAATTAGTGTGTCTAGTTCACGCTTTAGCTGCACAAGGTCTTGATACCCAATATCACCCGTTAGACCATCGATGATCTGTTGAGGTGTCTGTAAGGAAGGTACTGTTTCTCTTGGGTCAGCAAGAGTTAGATCATCCGTACCACTTGCTAGTTTATCCCCAAAGACACGTTTTAGGGCTGTAATAATTGGAGCAGAGTCTTGCGTTGCGTCCCCTAAACCCCCTGCGTTATTGAAGACATCAGCCAACTGCGTCTTGAACGCAGGTAAATCTACAGGATCATTAGGAATAGCAGCATACGCAGCATTTACATCATCGTAGGCTTTTCTGTAGGTGTTAACAAAATCTTCACCATACAGGCGACGCAGTTCGTCTACATATTTTGTGTCATTAAAGAAGCGTACAGGGTCTGTTCCTTCCAATAGTTCTTGGATGAAAGGATCGTTTGCTACAGCTTGTCCTGCATCTGTACGGAACTGTTCTGCTTGTGCTGTAGCAGCATCCGCTTCTGCCTGTGCGTCAGCTACGTTTGCATTGCGCTGATCTACAAGGTCAGGCACTGTTTCTTGGTTAAAGTTAACGCCTTCTGGATTAACCCGATTAGCTTCATCAAGGAAAGTGTTACCTACTTCATCAAGCATAGTAGCCTGTTGCTGACGTAACCCTGCATTATCAAGGTTTCCACGGGCAACACCAATCACACGATTTACAAGCTGTTCTGTTTCGTCCCGTATAAACTTTTCAGCTTCTTCGGGAGACATTTTTGCAATCTCTTTTTGGCGGGACACACGAATGTAGTTTTCCCCGCCTTTAAGCAGCGCATTAGTAGTGTCTGCGTCTATTTCACGGACACTTTCACCTACCCGTGCTACGATGGTGCTATTTTTATTTAATGTGACCGCAAGATTTCGTAGGTTAGCTACAAGTTCTTGTTCATCCATCTCAGCGAGTTTAGGATCAATTTCTGTAAGAACAGCAAATACGCCTTGGCGTTGTGCTTTATTTTTAACAAGTTCTGGACTTACAAATCCTGCAGCATCGGCACCTTTATCACGTAAGAAACGGTAGCCTCTACCGCCTAAGAACAAGACCGTATCAAACAATCCGTTCACGACGAAGCCATCCATAACCATAGCAACGTCTTTAGCCCGTTCATCGCTTAGTCCTGTGAAGTTTTCCTTGACCCATTCATCACTAATGATCATGCCTTCATCGCCTTCTTGCGATAAAACAGCTTCTGTCATAGCAACGGCAAGGCTACCTCCTAGATACTGTGCTGTGTTATCTGCAGCACTACCTACCCTACGGGCTTTGTTAGCAAACTTAGATGTCCCGATAAGATCATCTGCTTTTTTAACAATACCAGTACCTGCACCAACTGCACCTTTACCAAGTTTAAACGCTGCAGCCCCTGGAACACCAAAGGTAAGTAAATCTGTGGCAAGACCTTCGCCTAATCCCTGATCATAGTCTGGCACCTTTTGTGCATAGTCGCTATCTTCAAGAATGTTTACATCAAGGCTTCCATCTTCATCTCGTTCAACAAGACCATAAGTTTCTTGGAAAATATTGCGTCCTGCTTGACTTACAACACGCTCAAAAGCACCGCTATCTGGTGGGGGCAGTAGTGTATATTGTACCTCACCATCGTTATCTAGGTACTGGTATACTTTAACTTTTCCATCAGAGAAAAACTCATCGTCGGCTAAACCTGTAAGGTCTATTCCTAAAAGCTTTGCTTCAGGCAAAGTGTAATCTATTGCCCCATCGTATATGTCTTGCGCACGTTTTTCAAAAGCTGCCATGTCAGCATTATACTGATCCCGCTTCTGTTGATCGGCATTAGGCATATCTTCAGGATTAAAGATATCACCAATAATAGCATTAATACGAGTGTTAAGACCTAACGAAGGCTCTTCGCCATAAAAGTAATCATAGTCTCGTGTGGGATCAGCGGCCTGTGATCCTGCAGATGCTTGTTCTGTAACATCAATACCTAGATTTCCACCTATAGGTTCGACATTAGTTTCTGTATTGCCTGAAACATCACCAATTACTGTTTTTTGGTTTTGCTCGTTTACTCTTTTGATGAAAGCGTCTAGTTCAGACTGTTCTTGTTCAAGCCTGTCATCAACTGTTGGTTCGTCAGTTACAGTTTCTTCCTCTTCAGGGATAGAATTATCCACACTACGAGTTAATGATTTTAGGAAAGCGTCTAATTCACTCATCCTTAACCTCCTTGTGGATTGGTTGCGGCCTGATACATTTTAACCCAAGCATCTACAGACATATTCATGTTCTTCGCCATCTCTGTAATGAAAGATGATTGCTTTTGAATTAAGTCGTCACCTGTTAGACCTAGCCCACCTTCGTCTTTACCAAGTCCAAAAGATTTAAGCTGTGCGTCTACGTCTTTAAGAGTAAATTCAACTTCAACACCATCACTAGACTTCATTTTAAAAGGCTTACCGTTGAAGAAATCATTGGTAGACTGCTTGCCATCACCTGAAGTGTCATTTCGTATTATGGGTTCTGCAGGAACATATGATATTGTGTTTTG